TTTGCACCAGATGCAGTTGGATTTGATGTTGGGTATGCTGATTTGGGACTATAGACAAAATACTCTTCGATTTCCGGGAACTCATAATCCATTGGATTATCAGATCTCATCCTTGCAAAAGCATTACTATTATCTTTTTTCTTTTTATTCTGACGAACATAACGCATCTTAAGTGCGTCAATATAACGAAGTTCTTGAATTCCCTCGTGAGGATTCTTTAAATCGATAACTTTATGATAAAATAATCTACCATCAATATACCAATTTCTATAAATTTCGTGAGATTTTTTGTCAAAATCTAAAAGTTCTAAGATATACTTAAACTCTTCTCTGATCTTTTTCTTAATGCCATCACTTGCGTTCAGATTATCCAAGTCAATCTGAACTGGACTATCATTTGTATCTGATACAATAGCTTCATTTACAATATCTTCGATGGCACTATCGCATTCTGGGTGAAGTGCCATCTCACGATATCTTTTAATAAGATCAAATTCTGTTCTATATACACCTTCGATATCAACATAAGAACCAAAAAAACCACTACTCAAGTAGTGGTCAGTCCCATCCTCATTATTTGGAGGAACAGGACTGACTGTACTTGGTGATAGTGGTTCGTTATTCTCAATAGAGAATCCAAACAATTTTGCCATTATTAAAGATCTTATCTACTTATGATCTATTTATTATGCTCCAGTTCCAGGTGCTTCTGGGAAGTAGTATTGAACTTGGAAGTCAACTGTAAACTCTTCGATTGTGTCCGAAGAATCGTAGGAAAGATCAATTGCAGAAACTGCAGTTGGGAAAATATCGATGAAACGATATTGTGCCAAAATGTTTGCATTCTCGCCAGTAGTGTTGTTACCTTGCTGGTTTGATGGGCTTCTGCCAAGTTGATAAACAATAGCATTACCCATATAATCTGTTGGGTTGTTCAGACCAGAGTGATCTCCATACTGAGCAACGTTTTGCATCCATGCTTCAAACGATCTTCTATGTGAGAAGTTTTCATCGTTGATGATGGTTACAGTCCAAACATCAAAGGTTCTGTCTCCAGCAACTTTCAGAGTGCGACCTCTGAAAGGAACGTCAATTGATGCGACGTTTGAAGCAGGCAGAGCAGCAGCTTTGCAAAGGAAACGGAAGTTTTCCTTATCAAACTGTCCGTTTCCATCACCCTGAACACCAAGATCTACTCCTGCTGGAAAGGTTACATCAACTTCAAACAGATTGGGACGAGCACCACCACCGATCAGTTTTGATTTAAATTGTGAGATGCCTCTTGTTGGAATTTGTGCCATTTTTAGGTTCCTCCTTTAGTAATTTATAATCTAAAATCAAACTCTACCAGCAACTTCTTCGAAACTTACACCAGTTCTGGTGGCAACGAAGGTAAGTGTGACGTAGTTAATGGACTTAGCTGGTTTCAGGAAGATGTCAGCTCTGAACTCATTATTATCAATTACGTCAGGAGTGTTATTTGTTTCATCACAAATGACCAGGAATCCGTAAATACCTCTCTTTGCCTGAACATCACGGAGATAAGGTTCAACAATGTTTACAAAGTTTGCTCTCGTGATTTGATCGTTCAGTTCGAAGAGTTGTGCTTCTGCTGACTTCTGAAGTGCTTGCTCAACGGTCAGGAACAAACGACGAACATTGATTCTATCGAATGCTGATGCATATCCGAGAGCAGTTTTATCACCAAAGAGGAGAATACCAATTCCAGGTTGATTAACGATTGAGTTGATTCTTACTGGATACAGTTGATCTCTCTGTGCCTTATTTGGATTGTATGCAAGTTTGATTGCATTGTTCAGAATGCCTCTTTGCTGACCAGCAGGTGAGAACCAAGGATAAGCAAAGATTGAAGTTCTTACGCACAGACCAGCAACATCTGGGTTACAAGGAATGTAACGGAACTTATTGTTGAATCTATCGTAAGTGTACTTATATCCACTATCGAAGATTGCATAAGATGAGGATGAAAGTGGAGCAAAGAACTGAATGATATTATCAGTTTGTGTATCGGTGTTGGTGATAGGACCACCATCTCCCTGAATCAGGTCGGCTCTATGTGGAGAAACAACTGCGATACAATCTTTTCTGTTATTTGCGAGAGAGATCAGATGATTTGCCTTTGCTTGGGATTCGAACTTATTTCCAAGTCCAGGACCCATGATCAGGTAATCAACTGCGATCTCATCTTTGTTTGAGAACAGATTGTATGAAGTGAACAGATTGCCGAGTGTTGCAGTCATTCCGTTTGTTGCGGAATAGTCAACACCACCACCAAGTGCATAAGTTACATTACCCAATGCACTGAATGTGACACCTTGTGCGAGTTGGTTCCACTGACCAGCACCTTCAGTTACTTTAGTGTAACCTGAAGAGAATCCAGTTGCGAGTGGAGTGGTTCCATGATAGGTATCATTGCCAGTTGAAGGATTGTCTCCAACATAGACATAAGATGAGAAGAGTGCCAGATAATCCTTCCAGAAGATCTTCTGTGGTGCATTAACCGCAGAGATAGCATCAGTTGACTTGGAAAGGTTCAGATGCTTCTCTAAGAGGTTTCCTTGGATTCCAGTTACTGATCCAGTGTCATCAACAACCACAACGTGCAGAGCATCGTTCTTACCCTGTCTATCAAGAACATATCCGTTGCTGATTGGCTTAGGTGCAATCGAACTCCAGAAGATTGTAGTGTTGGTGAGATTCAGAGTTTGTGAATCATACCAATCAGCAACTGTAGTTACTGCGGAAACAGTTCCATTTCCTGTTGCAATACCTGAGTTATTGTAGAATGCAATGGAATCTGATGCCTGGAAGGAAGCATTTGCGTTTCCTTGAGCATATGAAACTGGATATTCAGTTCCATTATCAGTTGTTCCAGTAGAAACTCTCGAAAGAACTCTGATATCAACCGTGCTGTTTCCAGTTGTTGAAGCAGTAGAAACACCAGTGATGATACCCTTGATGTATCCGTTAAACGATGTGGTTGATCCAACACCAGGAATAACAGCATTTACCAGAGGAGTTGTAACACCATATCCAACAACTGCACCTGCAGCTCCAGGATCGGTAGTTGTGATTCCGAGAGTTTGATCTGCTTTGTCATCAATCATGCAGATCTTAAGATTGTTTGCCCAAGAACCTGGATTCTTAGCAGCAAATACATAATCTGCGATATCATCAGAGTAGTTTGCCTGATAATCATCGAAGTTCTTAATCTTCAGTGAGGTTGTATATGCAAAACCTACACCTGCGTTTGCGTTGTTTAAGGTTGTTCCATCGGTTCTTACAACCTTAAGAACTCCACCGTATGAAAGAAATGAAGATGCACTCATCCAGTATTCATACTGTCCATCTGTAGACAGTGGCTTACCGAATACATTGATGAGTTCTTGTTCTGTGGTGATGTCAATTGCGTCGTCAACTGGACCAATTGAGAAAGGACCCGCAATTGCTCCAATATTATCTAAAACATTATCAGCTCTTCCTACAGTTAAGTCAACCTCTCTGACGAGTACGCCTGGAGATAATTGAGGAGTCGCCATGTTTTTCTCCTGATACTTCAGTTTGTCTGAAAATATTTATTAAAATGGACTTTTTGATTGGGGAAATGGTGTGTGAACGACTACCAATCTGGATATTCCCATTTATCCAAAACTCTTGTTGTCATTCTACTTGTTATTATTCTTTTAATAGTGCAATCTTTACATTCATAAGAATATGATGATGGAACTGGACCTCTATCTTTTCTTGTTCTATAAAATCCATCAATAAGATTTTTCACTTCTCCGCAAACTCTACACTTTCTATCGTTGAGAAGTAAATGCCCAAGTCTAATCTGTCCATCTAGATCCATTATGAAAGGTACTCCCACATATATGATCTATCACCATACTCATCGGTAAACCAACGATCCCCATCAGAATCAACAAAACTATTTCCATCTAGACCATCAACGATAAATCCAAATGGTGCCATATCCTGTTCAATCTGATTCTTTTGTTCTTCATAGATTCTCTTACGAACATCTTGATCGGTGAGTTCTTTAAAGTAATCTTGAGCAACTAACCATGCATAAATCACCAGGCACATTGCAAGGTCATCATTACAACCCTCTTCTGCTTCAAATGAATTGTGCTTTTGAATGAAAGTTGTAAGTTCTGCAATTATTTCATAATCATTCAAGAGAAGTTTATTCTCTTCAATCATCGTTTTAAGATTAAGACATCCAACTTTCTTTACCGTCTTGGACATCTTTACACCAAGTTGAGTCTTCTTTCCGGAGAATCCTTGGCCAACAATCTGCCCTGCTCTACCTCTCATAGAGCACATAAGGAGATTGTTATATTCTAAGTCATAGTGAATAATACTTGCCACTTGGTCTCCAACATCGTTCACTTCGCATAAAATATAAGATTCGTTATAGTTCTTTGCAACGTCTACAATAATGCTTGGGAAAAGCATCGGTTTTATTTCATTATTTCGATACTTTGCAACCACCTTATGTGGGAATGTTGTGATATCGATTACAGTAAATGCTGAGTAATCATTTCCAACTCCACGAGCAACGTCAACTGAAATTACATAATCATGATTTTCTTTTACATCTTCATAAACATCTAGACCAGCACTTCTCTTAAGTGGATGGTCGTAAACTAGACTCTTGAGTTTGCTGGGTGCAATCAGAGTATCAACTGACCCTAAGAATTCGCATTCAAACTCAACCTTGAACTGCTGTTCTGATGTGTTTGCAATCGTCTGAGCTTTCCATACATCATCTCTACCGGGAACTTCAGACCAGTGGACATCTGTTGGGATATATTCATTCTTTTTCTTTTCCGCATCATGCCACATTCGGTAGAAGTGATTCATACCGTGTGGGGTGGAAACGATAATTACTTTCGTACTCTTGCCAGAAGTAATAGTAGGATAAACAGATGCAAAGAAGGAATCTGCGATATGGTTTGGAACGAACGCAAATTCGTCGAGGAATAGGATATTGAATGACATGCCTCGGACAGCACTTGCAGACGTAGAAGCAGCCAGAATCTTTGACCCATTTTCTAACTCCAGAGAACCTTTATTCCATGATATAATACCCTGCTGCATCCACTTTGGTAAGTTTTCATAAGCAGTCTGTAACCTATCCAGAAGCTCCCTGGCGGTTGCTGCTTTGTTTGCCAGGATACCGATGTTAACATTATCATTAAACACGGCATAATGGAGCAGGAAAGATACCACAGTGGTGGACTTACCAGTCTGTCGTGGCATCTTGCAGATATTAAATCTGTGGTTATGAAAGTTATTAACTAACTTCTCCTGAAAAGGATACATCTGAAAAGGTTGCAATCCCTTATCCAGGGTCACAATCTTTACATAATTCTTTGCAAAATAAACTGGGTCTTCCTTACACTTAACAAACTCAAGGATTTGTTCTTGA